AGCCACCGTTGGACTTGGCGGTGAAAACACTTCAGGGGTCAATCCTAACGATGTGTTTACATTTGCCAGCTCGGGAACAGGTACAAGAGACCGTTTTGACCAACTTAGTGGCGAATTTAAAAATGCTGTACTCAAAATGGCACAAGAGTTTAAAACTAAAACGGGTGCAAAAATTGCAATCTCCAGCTCGTATAGAAGCCAAGCAGATCAACAACAACTGATTGATCGTTGGCATGCAGCAGGCGGGGGTCCTAACAATCCCACAGCCGGCGGTATTACTACTCCATCACTGAAAACCAGCGCACACACTGAAGGAATGGGTATTGACAGTGGTCAAATGCCATTGGTACAGCGCACAGTTAACTTGGCCAGCTATGGTCTACGTTGGGGCGGATCGTTCAGCAAGTCTGATCCAGTCCACATACAACTAATGAGCTTCCAACTACAATAAATACATTATGGCAATTATCTACAAAGGCTTTAGCACAATTAATCGCAGCAAGAAGTTTCGTGCCAGCGACCTTGATCTAGTTAAACAAGACCTGTTAAACCATTTCAGTATACGCAAAGGCGAAAAACTCATGCAGCCAAACTTTGGCAGTCTCATTTGGAGTCTAATGTTTGAGCCTTTGTCAGACAGCGTTAACGACCTAATTGTCAACGATGTTAAACAAATTGTTGGTTATGATCCACGCTTGGGATTGAATAACATCACCATCACATCACAGGAATACGGCATTCAAATTGAATTAGACCTAGTGTTTATTCCTACTAATCAAGTCACCAAAATGAGCATGACTTTTGACACCAATTCAAACAGTCTGACTACAAAAGGTCCCTACTAATTAACTACGTAGATTTTGATATTAATAAATACATAATAACGGATGTATTTAGATGTCAACAACTACACGTCAGACTAACTTACTGGTAAACCAAGACTGGACCCAGATTTACCAGACTTTCCAGCAAGCTGATTTCACCAGCTACGACTTTGAAACTCTACGCAAGACCATGATTGATTACTTGCGTAACTACTATCCTGAAGATTTCAACGACTTTACAGAAAGCAGTGAGTACATTGCACTGATTGACCTTATTGCTTTCTTAGGTCAAAGTCTGGCATTCCGCGGCGATATGAATGCCCGTGAAAACTTCTTTGACACAGCAGAACGTCGAGACAGCATCTTAAAACTAGCACGTCTAATCAGTTACAATCCAAGTCGTAACATTAGTGCCAGTGGCTTCTTGAAGATTGACAGCTTAAATACCACAGAAAATTTGTTTGACAGCAACGGTCTAAACCTCAGCAATCTGCTGATTTCATGGAACGATACTGCCAACCCAGACTGGCAAGAACAGTTTACTACTATTCTAAATGCTGCCTTAATCAGTAATCAAGTAATTGGCAAGCCTGGTAACAGCAATACCATTAACGGTATTATGAACGACGAATACAGCATTAATTTGCCGCCAGGCGTGATTCCTCGTCAGAGCTTTTCTGCCATTGTTGAAAACAGCAGCATGAATTTTGAAGCAGTCAGTGCAACCAGCATTGGTCAAAACTACATCTATGAACCTGCTCCAATTCCCAGCGGAAGATTCAACATTCTCTACAAGAACGATAATTTGGGCAACAACAGCATCAACACTGGCTACTTTGTCTACTTTAAGCAAGGCACACTGAGCACACAGGATTTTAATCTTGATCAGAGTTTGCCAAATCGTGTGGTTAATGTAAACTTCAACGGCATCAACAATGACGATGTATGGTTGTACCAACTAGATACCAATAGCAGCCCAACCACATACTGGCCTTCAGTGCCTGCCATTGCAGGTATCAACGTGATCTACAATCAAAGCAGCAATCGTAATCTGTATCAGATCAACAGTCGTACCAATGACCAAATTGATCTAGTGTTTGGTGACGGCAGTTTTGCCAATATTCCGCACAGTGTATTCCGCTTGTACTACAGAACCAGTAACGGTTATTCATACAAGATCACGCCTGATGAAATACAAAGTGTTACACTGAGCTTTCCTTATGTGAGTCGTAATAACAGCGTTGAAACACTGACCTTGACCGTGAGCTTGCACTACACAGTATCAAACAGCAAGCCACGTGAAACCATTGACAATATTCGTACTAAAGCACCTGCCAACTACTACACGCAGAATCGTATGATCACAGGCGAAGACTACAGCCTGTTCCCTTACACCAACTTTAGCACAATTTTAAAAATCAAAGCAGTCAACCGTCAAAGCAGCGGTACTAGTCGTTTTTTAGATGTGTTGGATGTAACTGGCAAATATAGCAGTACTAACATTTTTGCCGCAGATGGTATCTTGTACAGCCAAGCACCTACTAGCAGCAACACATTTAGTTTTAATACTGCAACGGACATTTATCAAACTATCTATAACACAGTTGCTCCGTTGATTGCCAGCAAACCGCTGATGCAGTTTTACTATGCCAATTATCCTCGTTATACTCCACCTAGTCCAACTAACTGGAGTCGTAGTTCTGCTACTGGTAACAACAGTACTGGTTACTTTGTTAATGGTACCAACCAAGTACAGCAAATTGGTCTTGGTGTAAGCAATACTCTAAAATATGTCACAACTGGCGCAATGGTGCGTTTCAATGCTGGCGCTGGCAACTACTTTGATGCACAAAATCAAATACAAACTGGTACAGCAACTTACCCCAGCGAAAACAACTATCTATGGGCCAGTGTTGTAAGTGCCAACTCAGGATATAGTGTACAATTGAGTAGAAATATTCCAAGCGGTGCAGTGGCAGATACTATCATCCCAGTGTACAAAAATGCACTGCCGCCCGGTCCACTGACTCCGCAAGTTGTACGTTTGTTACAGAGCTATCAAAACATTGGCTTGACCTACAACAGTACAACTCAAGCATGGCAAATTATTCTGCCAAAAGATTTAAACCTGGGTGCATTCAGTCTTGCACACCAAGGAGACACTACTGGCATGGGACTAGACAGCAGCTGGTTAGTGGCATTTACCTACAATGGTATTACCTACAACATTGCACACCGCAGTCTTGAATACGTGTTCCAGAGTGCTGGCGAAACACGTTTCTATTTTGATCCTGACGTCAAAACATTTGATAGTAAAACTGGCTTGACTATCAATGATCAAATTTCAGTGTTAAAAACCAACAGCGAACCTGACAGCGCAACAGCAATTGGTGAAGACCAACTGTGGTATATCTATGACAACATAATTAACCCTGACGGTTACGTTGACAACACACAGGTGTTAGTAACTTTTCCAATGACCAACAATGATGGTATCCCTGATGATCCTGACTTGTTTACTAATATCGTGGCACCTACAGTTAACACTGCTAAAAAATATGTGTTCTTCCAACAGGTCAATAGCGGGGCCGATAACTTCTTAACTACAGCACCTGTTGACAACACAACCATTGTAACAGCCTATGCAACACAGTCGGCAATTACTGCTGCATGGAATTTGTATTTGAACGGACAAGTATTTTACGCAACTGGCGAGAATAAATTCTATCAACTCAATATCAGTAGTAGCAATGTTCGTACTTTGACAGTATTGACCAACTATATTGCAGAAGTTGGACGCCAAGCTCTGCAATTCCAATATCGCCACAGTAGCCCCAACGATCGTCGTATTGATCCAGCACCCAACAACATCATGGATCTCTACATCTTGACCACACAGTACAGCACAGACTATTTGGCCTGGATTCAAGATACAACTGGCACAGTCAAAGAACCTAGCCTTCCTACTAACGATGAATTAAAAACTGAATACGGCACAGGCGCCAGCAGTTTAGAAAACTACAAAGCACTGAGTGACACCATTGTCTATAACCCCGGCAAATACAAACCTCTGTTTGGTGCCAAAGCTAATCCAAACTTACAGGCAACATTCAAAGTTGTTAAAAACCCCAACGTGAATGTCAGTGACAATGATATCAAGAGCGGAGTAATTGCTGCACTCAATACCTATTTTGCTACTGCAAATTGGGATTTTGGTGATACTTTCTACTTCAGTGAACTCAGCACATATCTACACAATCAACTAGCACCCAACGTATCAAGCATTATTATTGTGCCCAACAGTACAGATATTGCTTTTGGCGGATTGATGCAGATCAATAGCAACCCTAACGAAATTATGGTAAGCGCAGCTACCGCAGATAACGTACAAATTATCAGCGCAATAACAGCAGCACAAATTAATCAGACCCTAGCAGGATTGGGAATCGTAATCTAATATGGCACAAATACAAACAGCAAATTTTTTACCAGCAGTATTTAGAACAGACGCTAATCAGAAGTTTTTAAATGCTACGTTGGATCAGTTGGTAACACAACCTGACCTACGAAATATAAATGGTTATGTTGGCCGTAAATTTGCGCCCACATTTAAAAGCACTGACAACTATGTGCCAGAACCAAATTCTGCACGTCAAAATTATCAGCTTGAACCCAGTGTTGTTGTTAAAAACAAAATCACAGGCAAAACAGAATTCTTTAGTAGTTACATTGACTTATTAAATCAAGTTAATTATTCTGGTGGCCTTACTAACAATCAAACACGACTATTTGCCAACGAAAGCTACAGTTACGATGGTCTATTTGACTTTGACAAATTTGTCAACTTTAACCAATACTATTGGTTAGAGAATGGTCCTGACGCAGTACAGGTCTATGGCAATCAAGTGCCAACTGCGGAAACATTTACAGTAATACGCGACACTGCAACAGGCACTTATACTTTTACTAATTCGCAAGGATTAGAAAATCCTGTCGTACGTTTGGCCTACGGTGGAACATACAAGTTTGTGGTTGATCAACCTGGATATCCTTTCTGGATTCAGACCAGCCCAGGAACCAGCGGTACCAAAGACAATCAAACCAACTTGTCTAGTCGTGATGTATTGGGCGTAGAAAATAATGGTACCGATGTAGGTACTGTAACATTCAAAGTTCCTCAGCCAACTGCACAAGATTTCTATGTGCGTATGACGTTGGCAGGCAGTGCTGACCTTAGCACAGCGTTAAGCTACACACAAGTACAAGGAAAACGTCTAAGCGCAATCAAAGCAGCAGGCGAAAATGGATTTGACGGAGTCAGTGCTGTCAATCAAATCAATTTGAAAGCATTGATTTTTGTCAACACAGACC